CAAAAGTGTATTAGTACTTTATACTTTGGGATTTCCCTCCCATTTTATTATTTAGGTTCATCTAACTGTTTAGACTTTAAAAGTTTCGCAAGTTCTGCGGTTGATCCAACAAAAAGTGCATTAGTAACGTTTGTGGGCCCTCTTACACCTCTCTCTTCTTCAATATCTTTTAGTTTCTTCTGGAGATCCATCAATTTATCAGTAGCATCAGATACATTTTTTATCAATTGTCCAGCAACTTCATATGCGCGAGGCATTTCACTTTCTCTTGCAAGTTCAAGAATTCCATTAATTGCTTCCTGCCCCTTTTCTATAAGGGAATATAAATTTCCTCTCGTATATTCATAATCTTTTTTTACATCATCAATTGCAGAGGTAACTTTTTCTATTTTATTTGTAGAAGATTCTTCTTTATCAATGGAAACTATTTCTCCAGTAACATTAAATGCTTCATTCAAATTATCAAATTTATTTGTCATTTTAATTTTAATCTACTACGTGGTAGATCCACTAAATCCAAAATCATCACCTGTAGGGATGAGGATATTATCTGATGATGTGATTGATTTTACTTGTGCTCCAGAAACATGAGATAAAACCTTTGTTCCATCTCTTCCTCTATCAACAGTAAGCACATTTCCAGATTTTGATTTTACAAAAACTTCCTCACCTTCTATATCAAGATATGTATTTGCAGCAATTGAAGTTGCATCATTTACTGTAATTAAAATATCTTCAATTGTAATATCTTTGGATATATTTGTAACAACAATTCCAGTATAATTTTTAATTGCTCTTGGACTTGCCGAATAGACAACTTCTCTTGATGGGGTGGAGTTTGTTTCGCCAGCAATATAACTGATAGACATTCTCTTGATAACATCTTTCGATGCAGAATGTACTGGACCAAACAAGTATGTTTTTGCAGAAAATCTTAATGTATAGATGAGAACTCTTCTTGTTGTGAAATTTCCTTCATAGTCATCTTGCATCGTGATATTTTCCAAAACTACAGGAATATCTCTCTTTTCATTAATACTCGATACTAAATCAACAGAGATATTATATGATGGTTGAAAATATGGTAAAATTTGCTCCACAATTTGAAGAACATCGTCATTTAACTTTGACATTATACTCAATTCAAACTGCATATTATATGGAACAGGCATATATACTTTTTTTGTTTCTGTTCCACTATTAGGATCTTTTGCTACAAATGTTTGAGTAGTTGTTAATTTTCTGGAAGAATCATAAGTCAATCCCGTAAACTCAAATGACATTCTTGGCAAAGTTATCTGAGTTTGTTTATTTAAATCGGGAGATTGCTCAAGTCTTGCTAAAAATTTCTGAGTTGGTCCATAAGCAAGGGGAACATCTATCACACTAACAACATTATCATTTGAATCTGTGTGTTTAATTTTCATGCCATTAAATAGAGAACCAAAAGAAATGATGGTTTTTCTTAAAATTTCGTTGTAAAAATACTCAAACATTTCTATAAACTCTCTATTAGTATTTAATGATATAAAATATATTTATATTAAGGAGATCCAAAAGGATTTTTTTCACTAAAATCAATAATTAAATCTGCTTCAGATTCAATATCCCTATTATCAGTATATCCATCATTAACTGGATATGTATCAATTGTTCTTAGTGAATGAGAAGCACTAGAAGCAGATCCAACAATATTTTCTGAGATTAAAAATTCTCCAGATGCATTGGAAATTTCAAGTTGATTGGTGGTTGAATTCCAAGCCCTTACTCTTGCAGTTGTGCTACTTATAGAACCAACTATAACTTCATTAAAGATATAATCTCCAAAAGAACTGAGAGATGGATTTCCAATTACTATAGTTGGTGGTACAGTATATCCAAGACCAGTATTTGTCAATCTTATTTGTGTAATTACTCCAGCAGAACTTACAACCGCAGTCGCAGCTGCAGATACTGTAGAAATTCCCGTAAATGTAATTGTTGGAGAAGTTGTATATCCAGATCCACCATTTGTGATAGTAACTATTCCAATAACTCCGTCACCAATTGTTGCAGTTGCAGCAGCTCCGGATCCATCTCCAACAAATAAAACTCCAGGTGCAACTGTATACCCATAACCAGCATTTATTACCTCAACAGATTGTACTGAAGATGAAACTGGATTTACATTACTATTGCAAACAACTATTCCGCCAATCATAGTTGCAGATCCTATTCCAGTTATTCCTCCAGATGGGGCAGAAGAGATTGCAACTCTTGGTGGATATGTATATCCACCGCCTCTATTGGTGACTGTAAAGTATCTAATACCACCACTAACAATTGAAGCAATTGCAGAAGCAGTTACTGCACTTCCAACAAGAGTTAGTTTTTGGATTGATCCCACAATATTGGTTATATTATCTGTAGATGATGTATTAGTAGAACTTCCTGAAAGTGTATCATCAATTTCACCTATTCCAGTATCAATCACCTCATCTTCATACCTAAAGAGTTCGCATCTTAAATCATAACTAGTATTTCCATTAACTTGATAAAATGGTTGCTCGTGCTCAACATACTTTATTTCAAACAAACGATCACCTAAAGGAAAATAAATCAAATCTCCTTCTTTTGGTCTATTTGATAATTTTATATTTGGTTCGTTCTTTATGAGTGGGGAAATATAATTTTCAAATCTTTCTCTTGATATGGTCAAAGTTAATTCATTAAGTGCTTGAATGCCAAATTTTGAAAGAATAGTTGGATTATCTCCATATCCTTCATAATTTACAAGATATGCTTCTATTGGATATGCATCTTCAAATGAAGATTGTATAACTTCTTTTATAACAGTATTTTGTGTAATATATTTTCTGGGCAAATAATAAACATCAATACCGTACATTCTCAACTGTTCATTGACTAAATCTTGAATTAAATCTTTTTCTGATTCTGAACCTTGAAGAAAAAATGGATTTAACATAAGATTAACCAATCATATCAAAAGGTGGAAGTTCATAAGTATTTGACATTTTTTCCATCAGTACATCAATTTCTCTTTGGGCATCATCATACATTTGACGACCATTGAGTTCTACTCCACCTGGAAGTTTGACACCAATAAATTTCATCATATTTTGTCCCCATTGACGTTTAATCAATGATGTTAAATATGGTTTGATAAAAGAATCGTTCCAAACTCTACTATAATCATTTGGATCTAAAACTGCATAGCAATCTATAATAATATAAGTATCCGTACTTAATGATCCCCAATCAACATCCAGATACAACCTATCTTGTCTTTTATTGAAACGAATTTGCTTTTGAGTATTCAATAAAAAGTCTAAATCTTCAAGATAAGTTTTTACCATTGCATATGATAAAAGTTCAGTTGTTCCCCAATAGTAAACATCGTTCAGGAATAACTGATACTTAACGCTAAACATATTATGAGTGATAGTGTTTGAACTATCAAATTGAAATAATTTGGTTACTCCTATTACTCCGGGAGGAACCTGCAAATAATTACTATTTTCCTCATAATTGAACGTTGTTGCAGTACCGACAATATTTGTCGTTGCACTTGTAGTTACAATTCCAACACTTGAATTATTGCCTCTTGCTCTTCCCCTATCAATATCATTCTGCGTAACTTTATATTTAAAAAATGTTTGATAAACACCATCAAAATGACGTTCTTGAAAAAACTGAACTGCATCATCAACTAAATCTTCAATCTGTTCATCAGCTACGTTGATTTCTAAAACTGGCGCCCCCAGTTTTCTTTTGCAGTAATCTATTAATTCTTGTCTGGTAGATGGTTGCGCCATTTATACGATACCTCTTAAGATATTTAGGGAGAGGGGGAAATTCCTAAAGATGATACTATCTCTTGCTGTTTTAGATATAATTTGAAATAGCATTTTGCAATATTTTTGACAAGTTCAATATCATGTATATTATCTATTTCCGATGACACTTTAAAATATTCAAAATTTTTACTTAAACTTTCAATTTCAATTTTATCAGCATCCATTAAGCAAACTCCTAAGTAATGATTTTATTTCATCAAGATCATTTTTTATATTAGCAACATCAGACTCAAGATTTTGTATTTTTTGATTCTTTTCACTTTTTGATTCTCTTCTTGTAATATATTCTTGATATTCTGTCATATTTGCATTAATAATGGAATTTGTATTTGGATCTCTCATTAAATTTGAGTGGCCCTCAACTTTTAGGTAGTTAATATTGTTCATATTTTGTTATGCAAGTGTAATGACTCTAAGATCTTTGAATCTTGGTGAATAAACTTGATTTGTTGATGTCATCACAATTTTAATTCTATATGATTTGAATGGGGATAATTGATCAATACTAAATGAATATTCTTTATATTCCAATTGCTGTGGTAAAAATGCCAAATGTGTTGATGGACTGATGAAAGTATCAGAATTGCCATCATTATTTGCAGGATTAATAATTTGTTTTTTAGTATCTAAATTATTGTAACCTGGGAATGGTACAAAGATTGGAGTAAAGTTTTGATTTTGCGAGGTTGCATAGAAAGCACGAATATTAGAATAGATATTAATATTTGCACTTAGAAGAATTAAAATTGATGAAGCCGAATTTTCCAATACAATTTCTTTGGAAATATATTGAAATGCAGTAGGATCATCTGCAATACTATTAACCCTACTATCCGTTGCATAATTTGTAATGACATTATTCACTCTGTTTGAAGTTGTCAATAAACTTATTCTTTGCGTATCAATTACTGGTGTCAATTTGCTATTAACTGTATTTAAAGAAAGTCTTATATTCATAGATTTATTGCCGGTCAAATTTGATAATTTTGCGGTTTCATTCACCTTAGATGCAATTATTCTTGCACTGTCAAGATAATTTGTAGTGTTTAATGTAATTGATTCATATCCATTATCAATATATGGAATTTCATTTCCACTTATACTCTGACCAGTTATTGTTCTCATTTCTGCACTTATATTTGTCCCTCGAACAGTTACATTATGAATCATTGGGGTAACTAATTCAAAAGGCATATTTTGAGTTGCTTTAATATTATATCCACCAGTAGATTTTGTTTTATTTTGATATAATTTTGGAAAACCAGTTCCAACAGATCTATCATTACCATTTGTTGACATATCAAGTTTAATATTGTAAGAATCAAAAGTAATAGGATTAGATACTGTTACATTCACAAGATTATGTGTTTTATTAATTCTATTTAAAGAAACACCTGCTAATTCATATTTGTAAACTGGTGTTCCTACTGGATAATTTTTTGGATTTGTTCCTCTCGTAATAGTTCCACCAATTGTTGATCCAGAAACAGAAGTGTATGAGATTATCTCATCTCCAATTAAAATATATCCTAAATTAGTTGTACCAACACCAACACCCTCAAAAGTATTGAAATTTGTAACACTATCAATAGAAATTGCCGAAGTGGAATTTGAGTTATATGCAAGACTTAGTTTTGTTGGTATAATATCAGATTCAACTCCAGATATGTCAACATAATTATCACTAAAATACATTCCGTGATTTTTATGATTTATTTTAATATGCAATCCATCATTTTCAGTAATAATTTGTGTTGCTGCCACATTTCCGCCAGAAGATTGATTTAGATTTGTGGTAATTCCTGCACTATTCACATATCTAATAGTATTTGCAGCGCCAACGGAAAAATCGCCCTGAACATTATCTAAAATCAATTCATTGATTCCAGTAATAATTCCCACAGACAATCTTGCATTGGATCCAACGGAAGAGGCTCCAATTGTAGTGATTCCCAAAACATCACCAACTTTATACCCAATACCACCATTTACAATAGTTGCAGCAATTGCTACACCATTATTAATGGTAATATTTGCAGTCGCATTCCTACCATTTCCAGTAATAGTTGTTAATGAAGTGTTATTAAATGTGTAAGATCCGGAGGAAGGAGTGTATCCAATACCCGAATTAGTGACACTTAAATTTCCAGTAGCAATGCCAGCACTATCAACATAATTTCCAGATGCATTTGTATTATACTGTAAAATAGTATTTCCAAAAGTTAATCCAGAATCAATTAAAGTTGAACCAATTCCAATTCTAACTCTTCTTGAGTTTGTATTTAAAGAATTGGGCATTAATGTTGGTATTTGATGATTTCCTTCTGTCAATTCTGGATTATAAAGTTCAACTGTTCCTGATGTTAGAAAATCAGCCCTATAAAGAGTGAATTTGAGATCTTCCCACTGACTTGGTTCCCAAGTAGATGCATTTTGAGATTTGAATAATGAACCAAGAGTTGGTTGATTTGAAATATAAGTTTGAGTAAGCAAATCGTACTCACCAATTCTTGCAATATATACACTATATTTTGTTGAATCTGATGCAAGACATACGCAATAATCTTTACCACCTTCAACATAAACTGGTGATTTAAAAGTAAATGATGTTGCAACAGAACCATCTCCAGAAGTTCTAACATCTGCAGGATCAAGAATAACTTCAGAGAATGGTAAAACTTTTTGAGTTGGAAATCCATTCTGCATCGTTCTTAATTGGAACGTTACAGGAATATCCATATCGTCTTTAGTTCTAAAGAAAATATCACATCTTGTTAGAAAAACACCAGTTTCATCTTCAACCAAGAATGATTGTGCAAGAGGATCATACCATGCTCTTTGAACTACTGTTGTGGATTTTGAAATTGTATTACTACTTACAATTTGAGTTCCAGTGGTTCGTGAAACTGCCTTGTCTTCAAATTCTTGTTTATTTTGAATTCTGGCATTTCTAACGGAAATAATATTTTCTTGAATAGTTTCCAATACTCCACTTGAAACAAACCCTTCTTCTGCGATTGTTGTGGCAGTATTTTGATCATTTAAATTATTATTAACAATAGTAAAGGTTTTAGTTCCACATTCAAATCTTGGATGAAAACTGATATTTGGATTCGGAATAAAGAAACTTCCAATTAATGTTGCAGATAAATCTGAAATAAGTTTAACGTCAGTAATTGTTGCTTGAGCACCACTTGTTTGTCCAATTAAAGTCATTCCACTTTCAATATATCCACTATATTCTCCTTGTTGTTGATTTGCAAGAGAAAATGTATCAATATTTAAAATATTTGATGTTGAAGAATAGGTTCCTTGTAAAATTTGGCTGGTATATGGGTTATATGCGAAGGTTGAAACTGCCGCATTATATGGACCTTCTTTATGGTTTGATTGAGCAACTCTAAAAGTTATTCCAGCAGAATTTGAATCTGTATTTAATCCAAGTCCAGTTTTTTGCGTTTTTCCTATTACCTTTTCTCCAACCTGGAAAACTCCAGAAATCATAGTAATTTGTAGTAATTTTGGAATACAATACTTTGTTACATCTACTCCATCAAAGAACGCATAAAGTTGCGTAAGTGGTTTAACTTTTTTAGAAATGAATTGAACATTTCTTGATCTCATATATGCAACTAGATTTCTACTTACAACTTTATCTCCAACTGAAGTTTTATCCAATTGTTCTGAAACTATTGTTCTATTACCAGTTCTTCTTTCAATACCAGTATCTATAGTTTCTCTAAGATTATCCTGAATTACTGAAATTGTTTGGAATGTTCCGCCGGTGGTGCCACCATCTCCTTCAAACACCATTGAACCAGACCAATTACTAATTTCTCTTCTAGTTTCAGTCTTACTAATAACTTCTGTACCAGTCCAAATAGTCTGCCAAGAATTCCAAAGTGTTGGAGAAAAACCTGTTTGTGGATTGACATTTAATGTTCTTGATGCAATTGCAAGAGTTTCTGCATAATTTCCTTCAGTGTTAATAATTTTTGCCTCAAGACGAACAGTATCTACCCAAGTATCCGAAGAAGGAGATAACTCAACAGTTCCTTGCCAAAAACTAACTAAAAATGGAGTAACACTTTCAGATTTTGTTGCAAATGTTTGTTTAAACCACTCCACTTCAGCATAATCTAAAGTAACAATGTCTCCAGATTTACGAACATTGATACCTTCAATTGGTAAAAATTGCAAATCATCAGTTGGATCTATACCAACAACTGGACCTGGAATTAAATCAATAGAATTTGTATAATGTTGAGGTCTAATCTCCTTATTCTGAAGATCAATGCTATTTTTAAATTCAATACTATTCTCTTGGGCAAGAAGAGATGTGAAATTATCCACAAAGAAACCTGATTTAAATCTATTAAGACCATCCGAATCTGGAACAAATAGATTTGCAGTATTAGTTTCAAGAAGTGATAATGTTGTGTAGTATTCAATATTTTTGATTCTATTCTCAAGTTGTTTAATATCAACCATTCTATATCTCTTATGCTCCAAAAATTCTATGGAAGCTTGAGATACTTTATACAGATATGGTGGAAGTGTTATGGTTGCAATTTCTAGTGCATCATCAACAGAAACTGGTTTTTCAAATTTTTCTGATGGAGTTCCATATTTAACTTGCATTTTACCATCTTTTGTTAAATAAATTCTATCTATTCTTCCAAGATAAAATGAAAATGAAGTTAAAATTGACTCATCGGAAGCAAGGATATTTGTAGCAGAATTTCCGGATCCATTGAAGGATCTTCCATAAAATTCTAAAGGAGATCTTGATCCTTCTGCTACAGAATAATCACTAGTTTTTGGTCTGATATCAATGATATCAGAATTTCTTATATTATTAACAGTCTGTATTTCTTTTTCATAATCAAAAGTGCTATATGAGTTGATTGTGGTAATATCGCCATCATCAGAAGATTCATAATATCCATTTGAAAAATATACTTTCAGTTTCTTGGCAATTTTTTCAACATCGGATTTTCTTGTTAAGAATCCGTAATTATAAAATGAAGAATTTTGCCCATTTGTAAAAGTAAAATTAGATGAAACATTTAAACTTGGTGAGTTTAATGTTACGACAATCGCACTTACTTTAGATTCTTCAAATATAATAGTCTCACCTTCTTTGAAACTGTTATTATTTTTTGAAACGAATGCAATTTGAGAATCTGTAAGTCTTTCGGCACAGATCCCAATTGCTCCACTTGTTTGGCCTGCAAATTTCTCTCCAATAATTAAATCACTTGTTTTTGTTGAAGGACCACTAATTGAAGATAATACTACAGTAGGCGATGATGGATTTGCAGTATCAAGAGATTCATAAATTGCGTGAACTTCAATAATATCAGAAACATTTAAAGAAATATTTTGGTCTTGAACTCTTGTGCCATATGGATAATTTCCATATGATAATCCATCATTGAGGGTAGTAGAACCAATTCCTGAAGATGAATAAATTGATTTATCAATCAGAATTGAATTGACTCTATTTTTTCTCTTTATTTTAGATTTTGGTTTAATCTTAGTTAAAGTAGCAATTAGAGTTGCCCCAGTGTTATTTGAACCCAAATTATAAATTTGTAACTGGTTAGAACCGCTTATAAATGAGAACTTATCTGCAGTCAATACTTCGGTTGTGCCATCAGATCTAATTAATGAATATCTTTCAGTGTCAAAAGGTAAAAATGTTTCATTTGTTCCAGCAGTGACTGGTGTTGATAGTTGATTTCCTGAAATGTTAACAGTAAATTTCTTTCTTACTACTAAAGATGCATTAGTTAAGTCAACAGAAGAAATATTATTTTTTGGTAATTTTGTATAAAGTGTGTTATCCGTTGAAGTTTCTAAATTTGTTGTTAAAATTTTAAAATCAGTTACAGATAATGATGTAATAGGAAGTGCTCCGTCACATATTCCAGAAACTGTTGCAATACCAATTGCAAGGTTTGGAAGTTTAAATCCACCAATAGTTATGGATGTTGTTCCAACAGAAACAACTTTACCATAAAATGGATCTGAAGTATTTGTATTTGAATATGAAACTACGTTATCTTTTTGAACTAAAGTTCCTGGAAATAATGTATTTGGTGATGTAACTGTACTTGTGTACAGTGGATTTGTGAAACTTACCGCAGCCCCAACAACAAGAGTAGATACATTAGAGAATGAAGCTGCAGTTCCGACAACCATTGACGAAACATTTGTGAATGATAGTGTAGATCCAATACCAATCGCAGATGATATTGTACTTGCAGTTCCAATGAATAATGAGGTTGATCCTATACCAATACTGACAACAGGTATTCCATAATTTACAAGTGAAAATGTTACTGCTGTTCCTGCAGTTAATGTGGTTGGTGAGGTATTTGCTGCGCCAATAAAGACTGATGTTGTACCGACAGAGACAATCGGTACATTAGTGATTGCTGCTCCAACACTAATAGAGTTTCCTATAGCAACTCCAGAAAGACTTGTGACAAAAATTTGAGTTGATCCTATACCAACAGTTTGTCCTGAGGTAATAGTCGTAACTAAATTTGGTCTTACTAGATTAAAAGAACTTCCTGCAGAGACTCCTGTTACGCTTGAAACAAAAAGTTGTGTTGCTCCAGCACTAACTGGATTATTGATTAAAAGACTTAGAGTGGCATTTGACGCTGATCCGGGAGCAATTGTGACATATGTACTTCCAATTCCTGTAATTGCTGCATTAGATATTGATGGTGAAACAGTAATTAGAGATTGTAAAGTAAGTGCTGGTGATACTTGACTTAAATAAATCGTTGTTGATCCAATACCAATATTTGCACTAAGAGTAGTGGATGTGGTTCCTACTCCTGCTGTTGATGCAGTACCAATAAAAACTGATGTAGAACCAACTCCAGTGACATACACTGTTGTAAGAGCAATTCCTGAATTAGCAACTGTAATAGAACTTCCTATGGAAACTCCGGTAACATCATTTACGAAAATTTGAGTTGAACCAACACCAACTGTTGATGTGAGTGTAGTATTTAAGATTCCAAAGTCTCTGTAAGTTACTGGAGTAATACTTGCAATACCAACAGTAAATCCAGTAGATTGAACTGTATCCGCACTAAAAGTTGATGCAGAACCTACAATTCCATAAACAGATTTAATATCAGAAATTCCATATGATGTTACTGCAACAGCAACTCTTCCATTATTAATTCCATTAAAACTGAATGATTCGTTTGGTATAAAATCTCCATTCTTTTCATATAAAACTAAAGATTTTGAATTAGAAACTGAGTCCTTTAAAAATGCTGTTGCTCCACTTGAATTTCCTTTTACGAATGTTGGAATTGTAAGTGTTGTTAATTCATTTAAAGTTACCTCTGTTGTTGTCTGAATATCATAAAGGGAAATATTCCACTGATTTAAGTTTAAATTTGCAGAATTATATGATCCAGACTCTAATTTAAAATCATAAACTCTAGCTACACCAATTTCCTTTCCTGGTGCTGTTGTAGAAGTAATTCCTACTCTCTCACTTCTCAAACTTAATACATAAGTATTGCCAATTCCAATAATTGGTGAACCATAAACTCTATTTAATTTTAGTGTTGGTCCTGTATTATAATTAACTGAATAATTTTCTAATGTTTTTGTTGTTCTTGGTTTTGGTGAATCTAAAAATGTGGGACTAATAGTTTCAATTTCATATCCCCTCACAAATGCTTTTCCAGGAGATACTTGATAAACTGCTAGATTATCCGATGGAGTTGATCCTCCATATGTAAACTGACCTACATTAAAAATACCACGACTACCTAAACCATCATCTAAAGAATTTTTTACAGAAACATCAAAAGGAGTTACATAGTAGTCTCCAGATTCTGCATAGGTTCTTCTTGCCAATTCATCAGTAATTGTATTATATGCAGTTGTTCTTACTTGCGAAGAAATAACACCATCCCTAACAGTCGCTAATTCTACAAAATTATTATCGTTAAAATCATCTAAACTTTTTTTAAACAATGAAACTGAAATCTTCAGTCTATCTGCACCTGGTGATGAATAATTGTTAAATCCCTGAGAGTTGTCATTTAATCCTTGATCCTGATCGGAATTGACAATTTGCTCATTAACAAACAATCCAATTCTATAATTTGGTTTATTGTTATATTGATCTAAAATTAATGTCTCACTATCTACATTTACAAATTGCCCACGAATAAAATATACGCCTTGAGTAATTGAAAATGCTGATGCAATAGAAGTTGAATTATTTGCAACAGTA